GAAAGCGCGCGAAGAGCTAAACGATCAGTTCACGACAGCTCTCGACAATGCGAAGGGCAAGCTTGAGGAAGCAAAGAAGGCTTATGACGATTTCAAGGGCACGGTCGCCGAGTCGGTCACTGGTGAGTTCTCAATCTCTGGTGCAGCCGACGCTGCCAAAGAAGCCGGAACGACTATCCTTGCCCAGCTCACACAGCAAGCTCAAGGAGCGAAAGCGTTCGGATCAAAGGTTGAGCAACTGCTCAAAATGGGTCTATCGGAAAGGGCTCTCAGAAGCGTTCTAGCAGCAGGTCAAGAGGCTGGAGACGCAATCGCCACAGAACTGATCCAAGGTGGCTCAGAAGCGATTACAGGACCCAATGGGATCAACCAGATGCTGGACTCGCTCAACATGTTTGCCGATGCGCTCGGTGTCTTCGGTGCCGACCTGTTCTATGGCGCTGGAGTCAAGCAAGGCGAAGCAATGCTTCAAGGTGTCAATGATGCAATCGCTGGCGCTCAAAGCAAACTCAAAAACCCGAACATGAAGCTGGCAGATGTCAAGGGCATCGGAGCAAACTTTGCGAACCTCACAAACTCAGTATCGCTGAGCCCACAACAGGGAAACATGGACATCCTTTCAAGCGCGGAAGAGTTTGCATCAATGCGCGGCGGCTCGACTTACAACATCACCGTAAACGGTGGACTGAACTCATCAGCCGAGCAAGGCAAAGCAGTAATCGATGCCATTCGTGCAGCTAATCGTGCCTACGGTCCAGCAGCTATCGCGGTCGCATAACCATGGGTGCAGCAGTCATCCAGTCAGGTGAGTACAAGCTTGAAATAGACACAGGCTTTGACTCAGGCAGTTTTGTGCTTGACTCAGATCTCAAAGGCGTTTTAGATAACACGCTCTATACGCTCGGACCGGGAACGACTTTTGCTGATGTGACCACAGGCGTGACAGCTGTAAATATCTTCCGTGGTCGTCGTGACATTGGTGATCAGTTCTTGCCCGGCACAATGAGCTTCACATTGAACGACCAGATCGCTTATGGCGCGTTCAACCCTTTCAACGACGCGAACGCCGACCCACTCAATAATCAGCCGGGTCTTGCACCGATGCGTCAAGTGCGTTTTTACCGTTACAACGCATCAGGCGTAGCACAATCACTCTTTCAGGGAATCATTGTCAATTATGACTATTTCTTCAGCATGGACAACAATGACACAGTTCAGGTGTTCTGTGTAGATAATCAATATTTACTTGCACAGGCAGAGCTGGATGAATGGAATGTCAGCGAACAGCTTTCAAGCGCTCGAGTCGTGGCCATGCTCGCGCTGCCAGAGGTGGACGCTTTTCAAGGCGTAGGTCAGCAATCAATAGAAACAGGTGAGACAACACTTGGCGGATCAGCTGCATTCACGGTCCCACAGGGAACCAATGTTCAGCAATACCTCGCAGACATTATTGACGCGGAACAAGGTCGCGCATTCGTGAACCGTTCAGGCGTGTTTACATTCCAGAACAGGATCGGAAGTTTCGTCGGCACACCAGTCGCAGCATTTAGCGATAACGGTGATTATCCATATTCGGATCTAGGTATCAATTTCGGCGCGGACAAAGTCGTCAATCGTGCAACCGTTTCAACTTTGCAAGACCCAACCAACCCACAGACCATCAACGATCTTGGCTCACAAGCAGAGTATTTCATCCAGTCTGTGTCCTATTTGGGAAGCCTTTTGCACAACGACACGGCAGCGCTCGCGCTCGCTTTGTACCTCATTCGACCTCAGCCGACAGCGGTCTTCACTGGTCTGACTACAGAATTCCAGACTTTGACTACAGCTCAGCGCGATGTCGTCGCCACACTTGATATCGGAAGCGTGGTCAGCATTGAAAAAACCATCCAAACCAGTCAAACCACAACATCAATCATCGCCGAAACCGCAGCTCTCGAAGGCATAGCCCACGAGATCACTTTTAGCCAGCCACACAAAACCACCATTTACACATCCCCGACACAGGTCTATCTGGACTTCATTCTTGACAGTTCCACACTCTCAACTGTGTACGCACTAACCTAGGAGCACTATGGCTAACCCTTTCCCTTTTGTAGCAGGCGAAGTTCTGACCGCAGCCGACATGAACGGTATCGGTGAGTGGACTTCCTACACGCCGGTATTGACGGCAAGTACTAATCCAACATTAGGCACAGGTTCAATACAAAGTGGCGCGTATGCACGAATACAAAATCTAATTATTTATCGTTTTTTTATCGGTTTTGGTACTTCGGGTGTGAATGCTGGTGCAGGTAACTACAGGATTTCGTTGCCACTAGCATCTGCTGGAGTTACGAGTTTTTACGAAAACAACATAGGTTCGGTTGCGTTTTTTGATACCAGCGCAAACTCAATTTATTATGCAAATGCATGGATTGCAGATGTCAATAATGTTACCCCAATTTATCAAGCGGTTTTCAACGGCAATTTGAACAATATTTCTGCTACTGCGCCAGTTGTTCCAGCAGCGCAAGATGCACTTTCCGGTCTAATTGTTTATCAGGCGGTATAAATGAACTACGAAAATTTTATAGCACCACACGAAAACGCAGACGAAGTACCTTCCGACTACCTGTTTGAGCGTATTCGTAACTGGCGCAACGCCGAACTTTCTTCATGTGACTGGACACAAGTAGCAGACAGCACAGCCGACAAGACAGCGTGGGCAACATACCGTCAAGCTTTGCGCGACCTGCCATCAAGCAACAAAGACCCAAAGAAAATCATTTTCCCGACACGCCCAAGCTGATGAAGTGGCGTTACCTAATCGGCTACGGCATGCTCATCGCAGTCGTCGTGTGGGCATGCTCCGGATGTTCTGATCGTGAACGCAAAAACTGTGTGCGCGCAGGCAACCAGCCAGTGACAATCTCATCAGATTTACAAGTTGGGACTGGTCGCTGTGCCTAAATACACAAACGAAGAAATCAAAGCTCGACTCATCCTCATCGTCGGATGCGGTCTGACACTCGCTTTCGTCGGCTCAATCTTCACACTGCTTTACGGTCTGCTATTCGTGACACAGCCACTCGAGCAAGCACCAAACGACGCAGAAGCCTTTTCAGTACTCAACCCGATGCTCATGACACTCTCTGGCGGTCTAATAGGATTACTTGCATCCAACGGACTAAAAAACAAACAAAAGGACAAAGACGATGAAAGCTAAAGACAAAGCCCTAATCGCCAGCTATGCGCGTTCAGTAGTCGGAGCTCTCATCGCGGTGTATTCCACCGGCACAACAGATCCGCGTGACTTCGGCAAAGGTGCAATCGCAGCAATCATCCCTCCGTTGCTGCGCTGGGTAAATCCTAAAGACTCGGCTTTTGGTCGTGACAGTAGCCAAAGCTAAACCCGGAGTCCCGAACGCTCGGGACTACATCGGCAACGCGGACGGAGCATCACCAGCTCCACGCGCAGGCATGAACGAATGGATCAAGCAAGCCATCGCTGCATCAAATGGAGCGCTTTGGAACAACGGTTCATGGGGTCAGCGTGACATGCGCGGAAAGCCCGGATCGCTTTCAGTTCACGCCACTGGCAGAGCTGTAGATCTTTCATATCGCAAGAGCGAAAAGAACCCAAAAGCAGGACGCAAAGAAGCTCTCGTGTTCATTGACAAGCTGGTAGAAAATGCGAACGATCTCGGTCTTCAGTGCATCCTTGATTACATGCCCGAAAAGTTCGGACGCGCTTGGCGCTGTGACCGCTACGCATGGCAGAAATACGACAAGCCAACTATCCACGGCGCGCCAAAAGGCGACTGGTTCCACATTGAGATCACACCACAAGCTGCAGACTCAGTGATCTGGGTCAAAGCCGCGTTTCTAAAGGTCTTCGGGGAAATCCCACCTAAAGCTTGACCCATGCCCTAAGGTCGAATTACCGACGGAAGGCAAGTGACTATGAGTGAACCACAGTTCTTTGATTACAGCGTCTATGTAGGCGTGATGGATAACGGACAAGAGATCCTCGTACAGATCTTTACAGAGCCCGAAACGGGAAAATATCTACTAGGACAGATTGCATTCAGATCGCACGCTTCATCATGGGGCGTGCCCATACCACTGGAGAAAAAATGAACTATCTTGCAGAGAAATTGATTGGGCTAGTGCTTTGTACAGTCTTTGGGGTTACGGCTCTCACAGGCGCTCCTAGCGCGTCTAAAAACCCTTCTGGGACTATTGCCCTAGCGCCCATCAGCGTCCAGCCATACCTCATTGAGCCGACCACGACCACCAGCTCCACGATCTTCATTGATCCATATTCAAGCGCGTGCGAACAATTCTCAGCTCTTGCCATCAACCTCGGCTGGCCTGCAAACCAACGG